TAAGAAGCTTATCTCTTCTACCAGCGGAGACTTGTTTGTTTTTTCCTGAATCCCCTTGTCATAAAAATCATTAAAGTCTACCCCCACCAACTCCTGATACTCTAAATACTTTTTCTGATCACCTATTCCGTACACCCCCTTCTCTATACCGCGAAGAATCCTTTCCTGCATCTTCTTGGAATCCATCTCCAAGTCAATCCAGTTAACATTTCTTGCCAAGTCATCCATCTGGCTCCAAGGCTTTACCCTATCTTTTCTCGTATAGAAGTGCCAAACAAGCATTTCGTTTGGAGCATAGATCTTCCATCCCCGCGTGAACGCACGAATGGCAATACAAAGCTCTTCACCCATAAAGGATATACGCTCATCATACGGAACCTCCTCAACAAAGCTGCCTAGGGCAAATATATATCCCGCTAAAATGCTGTGGGACTCCTGGGGCTTTGTCTTGTCTTTAAGGTCTACCCTTGATCCAGTCCACGATCCGTGCCAGTTGTTTTTTACTGCTGTCCAGGTGGGCCGAGACCAAAACTCATCATCGTTCTTTGGGTAGTGGTCCCTTCCATCAGAGTGGGGAATGTATGGCTCTGGGTACTGACTTAAGATTATCTTATTTGTCCCCGACTCTTTGCTAATTTCATGAAACATCTTAATCATCTTCGTGTCCCAGAATGGGGCAAATCTTTCATGCGAGTCGATTTGAAAGAAAAACTCTTCCCCCCTATACTGATCCATCAAGATCTTTCTTGCATAGCCAGCCCCCCTTGCTTCACGAAAGTCCATCTCAATCACCTCTACGTTCTCATATTCAGGGAACGACGGGTGAGACCTCTTCTTATCTTGAGACAGTATTACAACACGAAGTTCCTTTGGATTTTCAGAGTTTTTAATTAAACTTTCGATTGTTTTTTTTAACTGATCGTCCCTATAAGATGCAACAGAAACAAAGATGCTCATGAAAGTCTTTGACCACCTGGGACATCGTACACCGGATCAAGGGTAACAGGTATTCCATAGGACTCTATTACTCCCTTTACCCTTTGAAGATAAACAATACACTTAAACCTTTCCTTTTCTGACATGTGTCTCCAGTAGCTTTCGTAGAACCTAAGACCAATATAGGGGGGGACCATGTCGTACTCCACGATGTCCATTGCAAAGTCAGACGGTACTGGTATTTTTCTTACCTGTGACCTAATCTTTGGGGTGTATATCACCCTTCCTCCATCGTCAACGATTTCCATGTCTCAAACCAGTCTTGCTTTTCTTTGTGTAGGTTAAACTCCTTGTCTATCTTTCCCTCTTTTAGGTAGACTCCGCCCCAGACCCCCCACTCTTTGTTGGAAACCCCTACGGCAAAGCATTCCTGTCTAACGGGACAGCTACGGCAAAACTTATCGATTGTGATGGACATACTCTTATCTTCCTCATACTTGTCAAAGAATATATTGGTGTCCATCCCCAAACACTTAGAGTTTTCTCTCCACTTAGACATCGGCATCAGCAATCGAATTTGGAATTTTCCACCCAAACTCTGTGATTGAGAATACACTGGCGTGATGCCATTGACCTTTCCAAATCACACCATTCTTGTTAAATTGAGCAGAGTTTCCTCTTTTGTATTTAACTACATCCCAGCCAACCCATCCAAGATCTGAACGAGAATTAACAATTTTTTCCATCTTTACTAAATCACTAACTAACATATTGTTTTTTCCTGACTGTTTTATTTGTTTGGTTTTTTTATTTTACTAGTATCGAAAAAGGCCGATTTCGACACCACTTAGCTCCGCAGAAGCAACGAGCTTCGATGGCTTTTGATTTGGAGTAGACAAAAAAGCAACATAGTCTACGGTCTCCATGTTTTCTTCTACAAAGGACTGAGGTACACGGTAAAACTTTGTTTTAATTCCTCTCTGCTTAAGGCTGTTTTCTGACATATTGCAAAACTCAGCAGTAAAGGAGTTTATTTGTGCTGGCCCAACGGAGTACACGTTAAACTCTTTGTCTCTTATTCCAGACAGGGCTACCCCCATAGCCCTCATAAAAACATTGTAGTCTGAAAATTCTTTTGTTCCTTGAACAACTATGTTCACGGTGTCTCCTCTCCTAGATTATCCAATATGTAAAGCATTTTGGCGAGGTCTCCTGCTGACATGGCAAAGGCATCTATTGGCTTAGAGGTGTCTCTATCCACTTGTCCACCAACCACATCTGCCTGATAGAATGTATTATTTACTACCCAGTAGGCCTTGTCTTCAATAAGAGCTACGCTTATTCCTTCGCTGTCCTTTTCCATTTCTTTTTCAGCCTCTTCTACTATGTTTAAAAATGACCTGTCCGTCTTGCTTATTTTAAAATATTCTATAAGATCTACAGCTATTGATATTAGGAGGCTAATAGATGGATTGAACGAAATTAAGATAACACTGAACACGCTCTCAACTCCCTTTGTTAAATTTTATCAAAAAGAATGGTGTTTGTCAACTCCACAGGGATTTCCATGCAGATGGATCGAACACCATGCCATTCTTGTTCTTCCCCAGGGAAGCATAGAAAGCCTTGACTGCTTCTGTTGTTTGTGATCCATAGAAACCTGTCGGCCCTGCTGGTATCTTAAATCCTTTTGATATTAGCTTTTTCTGAAGATCCTTTACGTCACCATTTCTGGAACCGAAGTCTAATCCATTCCTTCCTGGGTAGGTCTTAGATGGCTTTGATTTGACTGGTGCTTTTTTAACTGGAAATTCATCCTCGAACATTGGAAGAAAAAACATCTTTCCACCAAAGTCTGCCTTGTTGGTAAAGCTGATATGAATGTGTTGAAAATGGGAGAATCCAGATCCCCTAAAGTTCCAGTTATCTTTTGTAGCTGAAGCTACTTGATCTTCATAGACTATGTGGGCTATTCTTCCGTTGTCTTTTCCTTCTCTGCAGTATGTAGCGAGCTCTTCTGCAAACTTCTTTGCAGTGGTACCCCTTTTCCAACCTGGACCAAAGGACTCATCAACGTCTATCGCGTGGACGATTCCCCGAGGGTCCGGATTGTGAAAGCTGCCTTTTCCGTTAGTACCCCAGCCGTCTCTTGCTGCATGTGCTGCATCTCCGATCCAGCCATCGCTAGATTTATCTCTCTTAGGCCACTCTTTATTTATTTGGTTTCTGAGGGTTACCCCTGCTGCACAAAGTTTTGCCATTACAGTGTCTCCCAATCTATGTCGGACTCGTCTACCTTTGTGTAGTCGGAATCTACTAATTCCTCTACCACCTCAATAGATACACTCTCCGGGTTTACAATTTCTGAAACGACACCCTCCAGGGTGTTCGGGTCAGACTCATTCTGATCAAATAACGAATATTCCATATTATAATTGTACCACCTTTACCAGCCATCGATTGTTATAGCTAAGCCACCTGCTGGGGGGCCATGCATTAATTGCACTTGATTTAAAACTGTTCTTATTGCACATCCAGGTCTTGGCTCTACAGAAGACGCTACTCTTTCATCATTGATGTAAAGTGTTGCGGAGAACCTTCTCTTGTCTAGTTGCATCACTACTATCTTCACAAGATGATTGTATCACCTTGTCAGGAATATTGGTCAAAGATCAACAACATGCTCCAGGAAAACATGAGTGTGTAGATGATCAACCCAATAATAGATGCCGTTTTCCTTTCTGAAAAGTTATTTGCTATATAGACAGAGTTACTCAAGACCGATACCACAAAAAGAAATGCTGTGGCTATTAAGAATGCAGTTAACATTTTTTCTCCTTTTACTTATATTAGATAAGACCCATGTTCGAGAGAAATTCACGAACCTCTGGTGTTGCTTTTGGTGGTTCAATAACCCCTTCAGACTTTTCTTTTTCTATTCTTTCTTTGTTAGAAGAGCTGTATGAGTGGACTGATATTTCCTGATTGGTGTTACGGGGGCTGTGTGCAATCGCATTGTATACCGCCCCAGTGACGGCATCACTTAAATCTTTTGAACCTTTTCGAGGATGATCTACTTTTTTATCACTGACAATGCGGAGCTGACTCATCTCCTCTAACAGGATGCTTATGTGGGGCATAAGAACGCGCTCTTCGTATACAAGCATGGCTAGGTCTTCATAGTGCTTCTTTGCTACGGAAAGGGTGTCTGTTTTTATCCCAACACTTTTAAGTTCTTGCTGGATGTCAAAGGACTGCCATCTATCGAACGTGACCAAGCCTATCTCGTAGCCATCTCTACGAAAGTTAATGATCCAGTTTTTTACTTCTGACAGGTCTACTGGCCCTTCCTTGTGCGGCTCCCACCAAACGATTGCATCAACAATAACAAATGGATGAGTCTGCGTATAGTCGTTAAACGTCCTTACCTGTACCCACCTATCCACATGAGAGATTGCTATAGCGCACTTGTCATGCTTCTGGGCAAGGTCAGCATGAAGAAAGTACTTAACACCCTCCTGTGGCTTAAAAGATGCCTCAAGCCTCTTGAAGTTATCCACAGGGTTGTGTAGGCACATTACCTTTTCCAACTTATCTTTTTGTTTGAAGAATGCGTCTGAGACAAAGGACGGAACACAAGCAAACCTCTGCATGGCATCACCATAGTCTGTCATAAAGGCAATCTTAAAGTCATCAATGCTCCTTGTTGGGTTGGCATCCCAAGTTGATCTCTTAATAGCAAAGACTCCTGGATACTTATAAGAAAGAATGTGGTCTTCTTCCCACTCAATGGTAAAGTTGTTGTCTGGGCTATCATGGGGGAGGTCGTCATTGATAACGAAGGTGTGGGTTTTGTGCTCTACTTCTTTTTCAGATACCACGGCATCATACCTCTTAGATATGAAGTCACCTGGATATCTAGGGAAAGATAGAAGAACTACCTTGCCAAAGTCTGGGAACCGTGAGTCAACAGATGCCCGAAACGCCTTGTAAATAGCATCACCAGTTTTAGCATTTTCGTTTCCACTTGATGACTCCTGAGCAAATCCAGAGATCTCATCGAGGATTGCTAGGATCAGGTTCAGCCCTTCGTGACCTTCTCTTTCTGAGTGACCAGAATATACCGT